GTGTTTAGTCAACCTTTTGATGAAGATGCTTTTAGTAGTGGATCAGGTGCAGGTAGTATCAAAGTAGATGACATTATTACAGGACTAAAAACCTTCCGTGATACTATGTATATATTTTGTGAAAATAGAATATTTAGTCTTACTGGTACTTCTTCTGCAAACTTTGCTGTTACCCCTGTTACAAGAGACATTGGTTGTATTAATGGTGACAGTATACAAGAATTTGCAGGTGATTTAATATTTCTTGGGCCAGACGGTTTACGTACTGTTGCAGGTACAGCTAGAATTGGTGACGTTGAACTTGGTACTATTAGCACTAATGTACAATCTATATTTGATGCAAACATTATTGACTCAGAATTATTTGACAGTATAGTTATACCTGACAAAACACAATACAGAATATTCTTTTGTAAAGATGGTACAAGTCAGGGATCTACACAGGGTATTATATGTGTAAAAAAAGGAAACGGATTTGAGTTTTCTAAAATAAGAGGAATAAAACCTGCATCAACAGATACATTTATTAAAGCAGGTAACGTTAAAGTTTTACACGGTAGTTTTGATGGCTACGTATATACACAAGAAAAAGGTAATACCTTTGATGGCACAGCTATATTTGGTAAGTACCGTAGTCCTGATTTAACGTTTGATGACACAGGCATCAGAAAACATATGCAACGAGTAATCGTTAACTACAAACCTGAAGCAGGTATTGACGCAGACTTATTTGTAAAGTATGATTACGAAGAGAGTGAAGCATCAAGACCTGCTGCATATCCATTAGACTCTACTGATGTTGTTGCTATTTATGGAACATCTAAATATGGCGAACCAACTTACGGTGGTGTATCTCAACCTTTAGTACGACAGGCAGTAGAAGGTTCAGGGTTTGCTGTAGCATTACGAGTAAACGATGGTGGTGAAACGTCACCCTATTCGTTAAAAGGATTTCAGTTAGAATATCAAACAGGAGCAAGAAGATAAATGGGCCAAACATACACTAGACAGTCATCGTATACAGATGGTGATGTTATTACAGCAGCACACACTAACGATGAATTTAACCAGTTACTAGCTGCTTTTGCTAGTAGCACAGGACATACACATGACGGTACAACTGCAGAAGGTGGGCCAATAACTAAGTTATTAGGCACATCTATTACTATTGGTGACGGCACTTCAGGTACAGATATAACTGTAACCTTTGATGGTGAAACAAATGATGGCACACTTAAATGGATGGAAGACGAAGATTACTTTGAGTTCTCTGACGATATACTTATAGCCTCCACAGAAAAGCTCCAGTTCCGTGATACAGCTATATACATTAACTCTTCAGCAGATGGTCAACTTGATCTTGTAGCAGATACAGAAATACAAATAGCAGCTACTACTGTAGACATAAATGGTGCAGTAGATATATCAGGTAACGCAACTGTAGGTGGCGTTGTATCTTTAGCAGATGGTTCAGCAGGATCTCCGTCATTAACAAATACTGGTGATACAAACGCAGGACTATTTTTTAGTGCTGCAGATACTCTTGCTTTTTCTGCAGGTGGTACATCACAGTTTACAATGGCAGATGGTGTTATTGCTCCTGTTACTGACAGTGATGTAGACATAGGTACAACAAGTTTAAGATTTAAAGATGCATATATAGATTCCGCAACAGTAACAGACACAGTAACTGCAGCAGGTGTAATTACTGGAGCTACCATTGAAGCTACAGGAGACACTTCATCTGGCGATAATGCAGCAATGGGGTATACTTCTGCAGAAGGTTTGATCTTAACAGGGCAAGGTTCAACAAATGATGTAACAATTAAGAATGACGCTGATGCTGATGTAATAGAAATTCCTACTGGCACAACAAATGTAACTGTAGCAGGTAACTTAGGTGTTGGTGGTACTGTAACAGGTACAGGTACATCTGTATTTGCTGACTTAGACGTATCAGGAGCAGTAGATATTGATGGCGATACCAACTTAGATAACACAGACATAGACGGTACACTTGTTGTTGATGGATCTAACATATCATTAGACAGCACATCTACGTTAAATATAGACAATTCAAATACATCAAATGGTATTACTATTGGTACTGCAACTTCTGGTGTTCCTATATCTATTGGTCATACTACATCTGAAGTTACAGTAAATGATAATCTTACTGTTACAGGTAACTTAACAGTAACAGGTACAACTACGCAAGTAGATACTGTAACTATGAATGCTGAAAATGCTGTAATATTTGAAGGTGCAACTGCAGATAATAATGAAACTACTCTTACTATTGTAGATCCTACAGCAGATAGAACACAGTATTTAATTAATCAAAGTGGGTATATTCCTTTACTTGAAGCTGTAACAACTACAGCTATTACTTCTACTCCTGCAGAATTAAACATAATGGATGGAGGAACTTCTGCTACTTCTACTACTATAGTTGACGCTGATAGAGTTGTTTTAAATGACAATGGTACTATGGTTCAAGTAGCAGTAACAGATCTAGCTGCATACTTTGATGATGAAATAACTGCAATGCCTAATCTTGTAAGTACAGGTGCTTTAAACTCAGGAAGTATTACATCTGGGTTTGGTACTATAGATACAGGATCATCTGCTATTACTACTACAGGAGTTATTACTGGTGGTACAGTAGAAGTAACTACAGATACCGCAGCAGGTGATAATGCAGCAATGGGCTATACTAGTGCAGAAGGTCTAATACTTACTGGACAGGGTTCAACAAATGACGTTACAATCAAAAATGATGCAGATCAAGATGTTTTAGAGATACCCACAGGTACTACTAATGTAACTGTAGCAGGAGCATTGACAGCAGGTGGAATACTAAAAACTGATGACGCTACGGATGCAACTTCTACAACAGATGGTTCATTACAAACTGATGGTGGTTTGTCTGTAGCTAAAGATGCTGTTATAGGAGATGACTTAAAGTTATTATCTGATTCAGCAGTAATTCATTTTGGTGCAGATAGTGATATTACATTAACACACGCAGCAGATACTTCATTGACTACAAATGGAGTTATGATAGCAACAACCTTTGAGCCTAGTGCAGACACAGCAGCAGGAGATAATGCAGCTATAGGTTACACAAGTGCTGAGGGTTTAATACTTACAGGTCAAGGTAGCACTAACGATGTTACTATTAAGAATGACGCTGACCAAGATGTTCTTGAAATACCAACAGGAACTACAAATGTGACAGTGGTAGGAGATGTTACTGCAGGTGGTACTCTTAATGTAACTGGCGATACTGCTGCAGGAGATGATGCTGCCGTAGGTTATACTGCCGCAGAAGGACTTATATTAACAGGTCAGGGTTCTACTAACGATGTCACAATTAAGAATGATGCTGATGCAGATGTTATTGAAATACCTACAGGTACACAACAAGTAGTATTTGATGGTGCAGTTAAACTAACACAGACTGCTATAACAGGGGATGCAAACAGAAACATAGATTTACAATTAAGTAATAACTTTTTTGTAACTATGAGTGCTAACATTGATCTTACATTTACAAATGCTGCAAACGCTATAGGAAGTAGTGGTATAATTGTAATTAAACAAGACGGCACAGGCGGTAGAAGTTTCACGTTAAAACCTGCAGCAAATGTTAAAACACCTGCTAATGGTGCAACAATCGTGCAAGCTACAAATGCAAACGAGTATGCTACAATTAGTTACTATGTAGCTGCTGAAGATTTTATTCTGATAAACTATATCGGTGACTACGCTTAATAAGGTATAAAAATTAATGTGGACTTATGGCCTAAAGAATATTGTAGAGTTTAATACTTCTCGTAATACTACGGTTAGTACTGCTACTGGTACAGATACTCAAACAACAAAAACTACTGTTACTACGTTTGCTACAAATACATCTCGTAGTACTAACTGTACAAAGAATACATCAAGAAGTACTGAAACTAACTCAGCTACAAATACTACAGTAGCCACTAACTCAGCTACAAATACTACAGTTGCTACTGCAACTTCTAGTAATACTACTACTACTTTTAATAAAAATACACTTAGAAGTACTAACTGTACAAAGAATACGACAAGAAGCACTGACTGTGTAAAAAATACTACAACTACGTTTAATAAAAATACACTTAGAAGCACTAACTGTACAAAAAATACATCAAAAAGTACTGAAACTAACTCAGCTACAAATACTACAGTCGCTACTGCGACTTCTA